GTCTTCAAACGCAACGCGCTCTTCTTTTGAAAAACTATTGGCCATGATTGGCTCCTATAAAAAAATCAGTTTTTGGATGCTGCTCGTTTTTGCGCTCTGTACTGAGTGACTTTTGTGTAGTTCCCAGTTTTCGCAGCTTCTTCTCGCAGCCGTTCAAGGGTTGAGTCCACCGCCCCAGATACTCGGCCAGTTCCTGACACGACTCTCTCGGGTGGCGGGGCTGCCTTACGGTTGGTAACTTTCAATTCTTTCTCCAGTTTCGCTACCGCAAAGGCAAACTTCACGGGGTCTTTGATCTCGGACAGCTCCTTGGCCTTCTTCGGATTCTTGCCGAGTGCGTAAATGACGAGCGCAGGGTTATCTGCACCTTGAAGCACCACGCCCTGCTGGGTGATGTTGAAGAGTTCCTGGGCCACGGCCTCGGCATCCTCAAAATCTTTGACTCGCAGCTCGGCTTTCGCCCTGCCGTAGCCATCCAGCTTTGCCTTCCACGCCTTCTGCTGATTCATAACTTCAGCTTCCTGCGCGGCTTGCATCTCGTCGGCTTTTCGCTTTCGCTCAAACCAACCAGCCAGTGCCTCCTCGAATTTGTCAGCGTCGTAGTCGTGATCTTCCAGCTTCGGCTTTGGTCCCAGCACGACCGGCTTGGTCTCAGTCTGTGCGGTTGTCTGCAGCTTGCTCTGTAGCTCGCGGTTCTGACGTTGCAATTCTCGGTTCGTCTTACGCAGCTCGCGCACCCATTCCGGCGCATGAGTCTGTTCTTCTGGAGGTGGCGCTTCCTCACCAATGGAGATGATTACCTCATCCGACTCGCCCTCGCCATCTTCGGCATTCTGGCCATCGCCCTGGTCACCGCCGGATTGGTACTCGTCGGTGGTTTGCTCAGTTTCTTGGCCTTCGTCCTCGATAACTACGGTCTCGTCGTCTTGGCTTTCATCTCCTGATACTGCCTTTTTACTCATTCTCTGACCCCATCAAACTCACCCATTGACACGGCTGGGTGGATGCCGTTTATCACATTCTCGCGCTTTTTCATTTACCTAACAACAGGCTGAATGATCTGGCCACGCAGAATCTCCTGCACGGCCTCTGCATTTGTGAGCGCCATGTTCTGGGCTGTCTCGTCAACCTTGCCGAGCGTCTCGAGCGTCTTGGCTCGGCTGAGTTCTGCGTCGGCCACGGTCTTGACCGTGTTGGCACGGGCCTGCGCCGCCTTGGCGGTGGCCTCCTCGGCAGCGGCCTGGAGGTACATGGCATTCGGATCTTGCGGCTTGCCTTGCATCTCGGCCATGAGTTCTTGGGCCTCGTCATCGGTCGGCTCGACCACGCCCATGCGCAGCAGCTTCTTGCGGAAGTAGGCATTGGCATCGCCGACGCCCTCGCCCTCCATGTTCATCATTGCCATGGCCGTGATAACTTGGGCTGTCTCTGGGTCTTGAGTGATCGAGAGCATGCCGGTCAGCGCCCTGACGGTCGCCTGGCGCTTGCTCGAGCTGGACGGGCCGACGTCTGCGATCACATCAAAGGTGGCGCTGGACAAGTCGTTTTGCATGACCACCTCTCCGGTCTCCTGGTCAATGCTCGGCTGCATCAGCTCGACCATGCCAGCCTCGCCAGTGGCCGCCACCGTCTTCATCTTGCGCTTTTCTTCGGTGTAGATGTCACGGGCCATCGAGAGCCAAATCTCGCCGCAGCGCTTCATGCCTTTGGCAAAGTTGCTCATGTAGATGTAGGCCTGGCCATCGACTCGGGCCTGGATCATCTCGACGGCCTTGCCAGAGATGTTGCTCACCATCTTGTCAGCGCCTTGCTGATTGCCCAAGATGTCCTGCATGTCAGTTTCGGTGATCTGCAGGAGCGCGGCCATCGCAGGCGGGATTTGTGGGCTTTTGGTGTAGGCCACGGGACCGCTGACGGCCTGGTTGCCGTTCTGGTCCGTGATCGGGTTGATCAGCAGGTACGGGTAGTCCTTGATGTTATCCTCGGACCACATGACCTGATGGCCAGCCACCTGCTCAGGCGTGAGGATCGGCTTCTCGACGCTGGACAGTGCGCTGATCTCGCCCAGCTTGCTGAGCTGCATGTTTTTGAGGCGCTGCGCGTCTTTGGCAAGACGCACGTGGCCCATGCAGCGTTCTACGTTATCGACAAACCACCGCTTGCCGTACACCACGACGATCGGAATGCAGTTGCCTGCAATGTAGCCAGCGTCCTCAAGCACTCGGCCACCGGACATGACGTACTTGCGCACGCGCTTGCGCTTGACCTTCTTCTGGCGCACCTCGCGGGTGCCGATGGCGGCCAGCGTGTCTTCGAGTTTCTCATCGGCTGCGAAGTCAGCCTGGCTGTAACGCTCCTCAGTGCCGTCGATGGCCTGGAAGATGCGGATGGTCTCGGTCTTTTCCTCGACCTTGTAGTACTCGGCAACGTAGACCACATCGGGGGTGCACCAGTCAAACTCGTACTGATGAATGATCTTTGGCCAGTCGGTCGGATCGTCGCCCCAGGTGTCCTTGTAGGCCTGGCGGGTCATGCTGGTGACGACAAAGCAGAACTTGGCGTCTGACTTGTCCTGGCGCTTGGCACCGAGGTCGAAGAACACCGAGCTGTCAGCGTCGAAGATCGGCTCGATGCGGATGCGCTGCCGGTCGTCTTCTGGGTCTTCCTCGTCCTCGTAGACGGTGCGCAGACGCCAGGCTCCGATGCCACCGCCGACTGCCTCCTCGAAGGCGTTGTCGTAGGCCTCGTCGGCCACGGAGGCCTGCTCGTCGGCACGGTAAAGACCGTCGCATACCTCGGCCAGACGGTCGTTCTCGGTGCCATCCTTGGACACAAAGTCCACCGTGATCCGGTTGTTGCGGTACTCGTTGACCACTCGGATCACGGCCAGCATGATCTTGTTGACCTCAAACTTCGGCTTGTTTTCGTACTGGTCCCAGAGTGGGCCTTCCCACTGGCTGCCTGCCAGGCTGTAGAAGCGCCGGTCCTGCAAGCACTGCAGGCGCTCGTCGCGCAGTGCGCTCTGAACGTCATCGAACTGCGCCAAGGCTTCTGTGTGAAGGTTGGCAAGGCGCTGGTCGTTAGAGATTCTGGCCATAATTAGTTCCTAAATTTGTGCGATTGTCTCACCACTTCTTTACGTTTGGCAAAGGCGTGAAGACGGCAGGCTTGGCCGCACTGGACCGCCGCACCGCCTCGCAGGCGTATCGCAAGGCGTCGATGACGTGGTTTTTCTTGTCCTCCAGGATCGGCAGAATCTTACCTGTCAGTGGGTCTTGCTTATAACTGTAAAGCGTGAGTTCATCAATGGTGTGGATGCAGCGTGGGTGCACCACGATGTCGTAGTTCTTCAGAAACTCGATGCCTTCCTCGACCGACTTCGGGCCTTTGACCGCCGTCATGATCTTGGGAAAGCCGTTCTTCTTCATGTGGCTGATGGTCTCTGGCCTGGCTGAGTCGGCCACGATGGGCCACTTCTCGGACTCTGGCACGGTCATGAACAGCTCGGGCGTGTTCACGATCTCGCATCCCACCATGTAGGCTTCGTAGTCGATGTAGAGGGTGCGGCCAATGATGTGGCAGCGCACCAGCACGGTCGGATCGATGGCAAATCCCCAGTCAGCGCCGAGTCTGTGAATCGCATCTGCGGAAGCCTCAAAGTCTTCAATCCGCCAATTCTTGAACACGCGAGAACTGCTGTTCTGAACGTATCCGCCTCGCCAAACGTGGGCATATTTGTCAGGGTCGCGGCCTCTGTCGTATTCCATCTCGGCCCGCAACACGTCCGGGAACCAAGGATTGTCTGAGTAGTTGACCTCAATGATTTTGGCACTCGGTGGTGGATTCTCGCCACGCAACAATGAATCTACTGGGTCGGTAGCCTGTGACGGGTTCCAGGTAAACCAGAGTTCAGAGCCAGGCTTGCGGATTGTTGGGCGCAATAGATCAAGGCTTCGTTGTGAGAGGCTCTGTGCTTCTTCGACCCAGGCGCAATCGTAGCCTTCCAGCGACTTGATCGAATCCGCGGTGTGGTTCTGCATGCCCTGGAAGATGATCGCCCCGTCGCCCTTCTTTGACTTGATGCAAGCCTCTTGCACCTCGAAGTAAGCGCCCGCATTCATCTGCTCTATTTTCAGCTCTAACAGGCGCTTGACCGACTGAGCGAGCGACTTCTGAACCTCACGAACGCACACGCTTCGACGTTTCTGATCAAGTAGGTGTGACTCAATCAGCATCTCTGCGAAGAAATGCGACTTGCC